TTTTTGTTTTTTTAATTTTTTTTGTTTCCAAGTCTGTGTAAGTTGGAAAATTTATCCAAATTTCAGCAAGCGAAACTTTACGTTCATTCAGAAGCAACAGGACAAGGTAGAACAACTTGCAACATTGTCCAGAAAGTCGGAAACGTAGTGACTATTATTTTTGACAGTGGCGACACATTGAGATATACGAGTGATAACACAATAATCTTCAGTATTCCCGAAGGCTATAGACCAAAATCATTTTTGTCCGTAAATGCATCGCAGTTCAACGGAACTGCTGGAACTATTTATATACAGCCTGATGGTACTGCTAAATGGAGAGGTTCAACTGTAACTACAGCAAGTATAATATTTTCAGTTAGTTATGTTGTAGATTAATCCACAAAATATGTTGCAGAGCCTTTAAGTACATTAAAACGTCCTGAGTGAGCACCCCATATTGTTATATTTGTCGGATTAATTTGCATTCTAGTTGCTCCGTTAAGCCCAGGAGTAAGAGAAGACGAAGCAAGTGCAGCTTCAAATCCGTAACTTTGAGAAGTTGGACGGAACTTTGCGGGTATTTCTAGCAACTGTTGATTTTCATGAAAAGTAATATTATTTCCGTCATTCTGTAATCTGACCATAACTGTTACAGTCTTACCTTTTCGAGTGAAAATTACATCGCCATTTGCTACTTGAATTCTCTGACTTTCAACTTCATATAAATTTTCCAATTTCTTTGCATTTTGGTAATCACTTATTGGAATAAATTTTGACCCCTCGAAATAGGTCAAGGTATTTTCGATAGTCGGAACAACCATCTGCTTATTCGCTTTATCATAGTATGCAATCCCAACTTTTTTAGTTCCTGCATCCTGTAATAACCCACCATACCCATCTGTACCCATCCAGTTCATTTTTTCTTCGTGTTTTACATAATCCTGCAGAGTTGACATTGTAACTAAAGTGGATGGATTAATCTGCATTGTTGCCCCGTTAGAATTATTTATTTCAGTAATCAAGTCAATCTCGACTGTGGCCAGATTTATTCCATTTGTTGCAGGCATCGTGTCAGCCTCTGCCGCTCTTGTCACGCTGTACAGTATTTCATTCCCTGAATCTATTTTTCCGTATAGCCCTATAGTTTCAATTTTATACGCACTGTTAACGGATGCATTTGTAAATATTGCGTTCAGCCTTACTTTCGTACCTTCCTGGCTTACTCTCGACAGATTGACAGTCTGCTTTATTTCATCAATATTTATGAGTTTTGATATGTCAGTGGTGTCACTGTAAACCTTACTCGATGTTACCATTCTAGTAAACGTAATCTGCTTGTTGTTCCCGAGGGCATTTGCTATCAATGCTCTCCCGTTGTCTGTTATCGTCGTATCTTTAAAAACTGCCACTTTTTAACCTCCTATCACATATTTTTTACCGTGCATAAATCCTGATGTTGCGAATATTTTAAATACCGCATCAGGTAGTTTTGCACTTATTTCATATTTCATATAGTTTATTACCCCGTTTGTTACATATATCCTGTTTTCAGTTTTTGGAGTAAGTATATTAATACTGTTAAACCCTAAGTTTGCAGGTAATATTGACTTCAGCATGTTGTTCAGTTCATCATATTTTTTTGCATCGTCAAACTTCGTAGTAATTCCAAGCTCATACACGTTAAAATTGGGCCTCAGTTCATAATTCCCAATCCCGCATAACTGATCCATTCTGTTTACAAGTACCCGCCAAGTGTAAGGAATCTGGTCGTTCCAGTACGTTAAAACTCTAAAAATCCTAATTTCCAGCGTATCATTTTCATACCTGTGTAACCCCAGCATTTCCTCAAATTTGCTTATCCCATCCTCGTCACAGTACTGTATAAACTGGTTATTAAATACTTTTCTAAGCAGTTCCCACAATAACCTCAGTTCAGGTTCCTCTGATGCCATTATGCTCCTTATTTCCCTGTACTCCTGCATAAACTGAGGGAGGTACGACAGCAGGTTGACGTTAATATTTTCTAAAATCGTCATACTGTTATACCTCCCCACACAGGAATCTGATATTCGGTTAATTGCAGATTGTTAGGGCTTCCGTTGATTGTTGTGTTCTGTATGTCCAGTATTCCATTTATATCGAGTATTTTTGCCTCTATACGTGACACCCTTACAACAAGGTTATTACTCACTTTTTCATTTTTCAATGCCCATGACTTCCTCAGTTCCAGTAAGTAGTTCTTTGCCACTTCCTCGACCTTCAGTTTTACAAGTGGCCACGAAAAATTAGGCTCAAACGTGATGCTTGTATTAATGTTAATTGCAACATTGCTTGTACCCTGTACTGTAACAATATGGCCTATTGGGGCAATCCCGAGGCCTCTTGCATCTTTTGTCGGATCCATTGTGTCCTGTACTTTTTTAATCAGAGTAGGGCTTGCCTGATTAAAATCACTGTCAAGTACGGTTAATAAAACAGTCCCGCCACCATTCCATACCGGAGTTACTTTAACAGCTCCCACGCCCTCGATTTCGTGCACTTTAAGTTTATAGTCAGATATGTTCCCTCCATATGCCTTCATGTTAAAACTGTCAAAGTACCGTTGCCGTAACTTTTCTGTCTCCTCTTCGTCCTGTCCGGGAATTAAAAGTTCCGTTATCTCAGCTCTACCTAATCCGTTTATGTAGTCAATCGGAATTAGATTTCCTGTTTTTCTTCCTCCGTCCCTTCCAGGATTTTCGCATTCAACCTGATATTCGTATAATCCAGTTCCTGTGTTATGCTGTATAAATTTTGTGACTGTATAGTTCAGCTCGTCCAAATTAAATCTGCTACCCAGCGGTATTTCTATGTCAAAAACACCTTTCAATACCGCTTTACTTGCCTTGTAAGGCGTTATTCCTCTTTCACTTGCCCTTCTTATCAGATTCGGCCTGCTGGCCGTATCTCCGAATGTTTCCTGCAATATTATTGATAATGCAAAATACATATCTTCCAGTTCTTTTGCTGCAGGAGCAAGGGCATCCCATATGACTGAGCCTTCCCTTTTATCCATGCTGTTCGGAACTCTCGCAAGCATCCGTTCCATTATTTTTTCGTAAGTCATTACTTCAAACATTAAGCTATCTGCACCTCCTTTTCCAGTTCCAAATTTCCAAAAATTGTGACTGCTTTAAATTTGACGTGCACCGTTCCTCTTCTTAGTGTCTCAAATTCAAAATCTGTCACGTCAATTATTCTCGTATCCTGTTCCAGGGCCTCTTTTACCCTTCTTTCAATTTCAGGGATACAGTAGCTTACAGGCATTCCGAACAGGTCTTCAAGCTCTATTCCGTAATTCCACGAGTAGATTATATGTTTATATCTTTCTGTCCTTATTATCTTATATATCGCCTGTTCCATTGCTTTCAGCTCATCCGTATAGTCTTCTATGACATTTCCCGATAAATCCATTTTATAAGTTTTCGTCGGGCGTTCTATGATTCTGATGTCCGAGGTAAGCCCATCGTTACGAGGTATCATTACAACCACTCTCCTTCCGTATGAGGGTCTTTATACCTATCCAGCACAATGTAAGTCTGTCCGCCCTGTACTTTTAAAAGCACGATGTCCTCGCCGACCTTCAAACCGTTATGGATAGTTATCCGTTTTCTGCCCTTGTATTCGTGCTTGTGACTTTTTATATCTGTCAGAGCACCTTCTACAAGCTCAAAATCTTCTGTTTCATGACTAACTGAGATGTCAACATCATAATCTCTGACAAGATGTGTAAGAATAAGATCGTCTTCTTCCAGTATCAGCTTCTGGTCGACTCGAACAGTAACAGGATTCACAGATTCTACTGTGCCTTTTCTGTGTTCGAACGGTTCTCCTGCGTCATTCGTTGTTTTCGACAGTTCTTTCAACAACTGTACCAATTCCGCCATTCTTATCACTCTCCTTTATTCCCATCTGTCCTATAAAATCAATAGACATTACATGTTTCTGATGTTCAAATTTATGCTTGACTTTATCCACTATCATATAGTTCTGCACTACTATATCCCCAACATTAAGTTTTATGAGCATACTTGAGCCACCCCTGACCCTTATGTCGCCGAATACATTTTCCATTGTGAAAGTTCTTTTCTTATGATTGTATAATTTTAAAAGACTTTCCACTTTTTCCTTTATTTTTGCCTCAGTCATTTTCTCGTCCACATTTTCAAAGTACTGTAAAATACCCCACGATTTTATATTAAAAGGGTCTTTTACCATATATATTTCCCTTGTCTTTGCTTCCTTGTTGACCCTTAAAAGCTTTATCTGATTATATGTCTTGTCGTCTATGCTTGTACCGTATTTATAGTCAGTTGCACTCTTGTCATCAAGAATGAGGTCAAGTATCCTCATTTTTTCATCTTCCTTAAGTGTAAGCTTTCCATAATCGTCATAAAAAATGAACTGTTTCTTCGTGTTATATAGAGTTTCAGTAAGTGCATACAGTATCATGTCAAATAAAGTCTTGTTATCTTCTATTCTCTTTTCAATTTTAAATTCTGTGTCTTCCAGTTCTCCAATTTCGAGCTTAAAATCTTCCGCTATTCTTTTTATTATTTCCGTTGCCGTCACATTTTTAAATATGTATGTGTCCTTATTTTTTAAGTACCTCAGCTGATCATATGCGGTAACTTTTATCTTGCCTGATTTTGTCCTACTGCGTTTAAAAATATAACCTAGAAAAAAAGGGACATCCTTGTATTTCACGGATACCCTGTTCCCTTCAGTAAATTCTATTTCTTCCTTAAGCACTTCAAATTCAAGTACCCCGCAACTACCTTTTCTTTCAGTTGTCCATTCAAGAGAAGTTACAAGCGGAATTAAAACCTGACCATTTTCCAGTGTTACTGTCAGTTCAATATCTTTTTCAAGCTCAAATTTTCCGACTGACTGTTTTATTGCCGCATTAATCCAGCTTTCCCTGTTCAAGTCTATCAGTTTTATTCCTTTCAAATCTGGCATAATACTCATTCTTTAAGCCTCACTTTCTGCCCTGGAATAAAGTCCGTTATTTTGTCAAAAGCATTAAGTTTCATGACCTCTGCCATTTTCTCAAGACCTCCTGTATGCTGACGGCATATGTTCCACAGAGTTTCCCCTGCCTCAGTTGTGACTATTCTGTCAAGTATTGCCGTTACTGCACGAGGTTTTGTGATAAACCCTGAAATCTTGTCATCCAAAATAGTCAGAGCTGTTGCCCTTGGGTCACGATATTCCTTGAGCTTAATTTCAACAGGGATGTCCATGAACTCGTCTGTATCGTCAGAATATGTGAATTCTTCAAGCGTGACCTTCATGTTTGTGTTAAAATACCCCTTCCTGTTCGGATATCTACGAGACACAATGAACTGGAACACTTTTCTGTCCCTTTTTAGTCGCTGAAGTTTATCCAAATAGTATCCAGGCTTATTAAATCCCTGCAAAGTATTTAAGTAAGGATACTTGAATGCAGGGAGGACAATTTTAAATGATATTTCCTTAAGCCCTTCGGACTTCAGCAGATTCACTTCTGATGCATTTATAAGCGACACAGTCTCATTCCTGTTCTTCATGGTGTATGTTATCTTATCAGGATTCACTGGAATCAGCATTCTGTCTATATAAATATCATACATGTTAATGCACCCCCTCTGCTACAATATTCATTTTTTCTTCTATCTTTTCAGTCAGTTTATTTATCACTTTATCAATATCAGTTTCATTTTCTATCGTATTATTATTGTTCATTTCCACTTTTATTTCGGCCGTTGTGAACTGGTTGATGTGTTCCTGTTCCGCCAGTTCTCTCAAATATTTCAAATCTTCTTCCGTATCCTCGAGACTGTTGGCCATTTTTCCTGTATTGTCAGCGGTTTTTCCTGTATTTTTTCCTACACCGTTAGGGTCTTTCCCGCCACCGCCACCCGGCATTCCAGTTCCGGCCGGATCAAGTCCTTTTCCTCCTCCGAGGTCTCCAAGTTCACCTTTCAGCATGTCTTTTGTATTTTTGTAACCGTTTTTTAAGTCATTTTCCCATTTTTTCTGTTTCGCATTACCTCTTTCTGCACCTTTCCTGTATGCTGCACCTGCATCTTTTTTATCAAATTTATAGTTTATTTCTGCTATTTGCGGAGCTGAGAAATTAGCCCTTGCAAGTTGCATAGCACCTCCTGTCGAGGTAGGCAGGTTAATCCCAATTGCAGATAACAGAGGAGCCGCACCGCTCATTGTTTTTAAAAGTCCATTTATGAACTTGTCCGCCTCACGCATTATCCAGTTAAAAGCATCTATGAATATGTTTGCAAAATTGGACAGTCCTTTTGCAGCACTTCTTATAAGTCCGTTTATTCCTCTTATTATCCCATTTATAGCGGATATTATCGCGTTGACTATGCTCGCCCATATGTTCCATAGCATAGCCTTCATCCAGTCGAATGCCCCTACAACAACTCCTGTGACTGTAGCTGTTTTTGTCATAGTTTTAATAAGATATATCATTCCTACAACTAAACCTATCACAACTGCAATGACTGCTATAATGATAACTACAATCCAAGTGCCGGGAAAGGCGTACAAAGCTGCATTCAGTCCGTACTGTGCCGTTGTAGCCATGAAACTCGCTCCAGCCATTGCCATATCAGCTGCTGCTTTAAATCCTGCCGCAGTGTTATAAGCCCATATTGCAAGAGTTGCTATGCCTTGAGCTAATGCATAAACCCCCATTGCAATTGCAACAGCTATTACGACCGGCCTGATTAAATCCCACTTGTCGTATACCCAACCTGCCAATTCCAGTGCTTTGTCGAAAACTATTGTCATTACCCCTGCCACCATTTCGAACGTACTCGCTATGCTTGTTGCCATCGACTTAAATTTTTGACTGTTCGCTACCTGATTAATCATTCTAAGCAGAGGGTCAAATGTCCTTAGTGCAAAGTTTCCTGCTTTCACCCAAACTTCGCTCCAGGTCATAGGTAGTTTAGAAAAGTCCCTGTTGATGTCATCCGTCATCCCCAGTACTGCTCTTCTCACTACATCTGCGGTTATTTTCCCTTCAGATGCCAGTTTTTTAAGGTGGTCTTGAGACACGCCCATTTCTTTTGCTATCGCTTGAGTGATAAGAGGAGCATTTTCCCTGATGCTCCTGAACTCGTCTCCCTGCAATACTCCTGACGCAAGTGCCTGGTTAAGCTGTGCCATTGCCCCTGCAGTTTCAGATGCGGATGTTCCTGCCACTTTAAATGCTTTCGTTGCATTACCCATGAACTGTATTATCTCAGCATTATTCGAAAATCTTTTTCCGGCAAGGATTCCGAGCTTGGCCACATCGTTTGTAAAACTGTTTAGTGGGACTCTTGCCTCCTGTGCCATTTGATATGCCGCATTTTTTAAGTTGCTTTTCTGGGCAGATGTATCTGTTATCAGATTAAGCCTTGCATCTATTGTCATGACCTCGTCAGATACTCCTGCCAGTTTCTTCGCACCGTTAATCAAAGCATACATTCCGACTGCGGCTTTCAGCTTGTTTATCAACCCGTTCATGGCTTTACCTCCGCCATGTATCGAGCTGTTCCACTGTTGCTGTTTCGCTGTGTTCTGCTGTGTCTGTGTCCCTGCTCCTGTAAGTTCTGCCTGTAAATTCTGCAGTTCCGCGTTAGCTTTAGCTATGTTATCCTTCATTGTTCCAAGGCCTTTAGGGTCTATCTTTTTATTGTCCGCCGCTTCCATAGTGGTTACAAGACTGCTCATGGCACTTGCCATTTTAAGCACAGGAGCAGTCAGTCTGTCCATCATTTGTATTGATGAACTTATTGTTGCCATCAGCATCACCTCCTTGCTTTGGACTTCATTTTCTGCATTTCCTTCTTCTCATTTTCAATTTTCAATCTTATGCTCGCTATGATAAATGCTTTTTCTTCTAGCTCGAGTTCAGCAAAATCACCCGGCATTATCTTAAGTTTGTGGAGGGCGTAATGTGCATACCCTGCCATTGCATCCTCCTCTATCAGTTTTTTGCTTCTTCAATTTTTTCTTCCATGATATCTTTATCAAAACCGCATATTTCCTGTACCTTTTCTGCCAAAGCGTTATATTCGCCCGGTAAAAGCATAGCGGATAGAAGCTCTTCTGCAGTCATTACTGCGTAACTGTCCTGCAATTCCTTGTTATTTAAGTTAGGGTATACTACGCACGCAACAAGTAGTTTTTTAAGATATTCAGTGTAATCCAGTTTAGGCATGTATACGTTTTTCTTAATCTTAACCTGTGAGGTACATTGATTTCTTAGTTCGTCATCCGTTTCATTTCCTATAGCCCTGATTTCCCATTCCAATGGCTTTCCGTCCTCTCCGACAAATCTGTCAGAAATTACCACTTTTTCATTTTCTACCTGTTTTGCATTCCCTTTAAAAAATCCTTTTAAACTATCCATTATTAATTTCAACACCTTTCCAATTAGTACTATTGATATAAAAATAAGCAGACACACGGTTGTATCTGCTATAAATTCTGCTACTTTCTCAGGATTTGACAGCCAGCTGAAAAAATTTCCTAGCATTACTGCATTCCTGGTAAATTCTTAAATTTTTCAGGAATTTCGAAAGATTCGAATGTAAAGTCGAACTCATCTTCAAGATATTCTGCATCTGCATCTATACTTGCAAGAGTTCCTCCGTCTATGTTACATCCTTTCAGTATGACTGTCTGTCTTCCTACTGTCGAAGTAGGGTCTTCGTTTACAAGCTGCATGTCAAAATATATATCTTCTCCAGTATTCTGGTACTTCAGCAACAACTCTCTGAAAAGAGAAGTGTTGTAATGCATCTTTGCACTTCCTGAACCTTCCCATCCTGTAGCTTTGTTCCCTTTTCCTGAACGCCCCATAATAGGAACTTTAGTTTTTGTCTTCTCCATTTCCGCTTTCACGGAAATAACCTGCATTAAAAGATATCTGTTACCTTCTATCGTGACAAAACATCTTCCCATGCTTCCTGATACGGCATCTCTACCGTTCATTGTTGTGCTCATTTCTTACCTCCTTAATCAATTAGTTAAGCCACTATGACACTCATGTATAATTTTTCCATCGCCGCAACAGGAGTGACCTTATCCGTTACAAGCACCGATTTCTTATCTTTCCCTTTTTCAACTGTTACATCCTCAGCAACAAAATTCTCGATTGCCCTGACTCTCTGCAGTTCCTTGTGATGGTCAACGATATTATCTTTAAGTGATACCCTTCCATCTTCGTCGTTGTCTACTTTTCCGACAAACGACTTGTTGAACAGTTTTGCAATATCCACGGCTATCTGGTCAAGCACACGTACCACCTGATTAGATGTAAAGTCGTCATTCTTATCTACTGTGATTGATGTAAAAGTATTTATGTCCGTAAGAACAACTGGTTTATTATCGGCCTTGTGGAACAGGAATTTTCCTGCTTTTATACCGTTTTCCAGTGCTGTCTGATTTTCCTTAAATTCAAACGTAAAATCTCCGTCATAAACTTTATTGGAAACCGACTTGTTGACTGGGCATCCTGCTTCAGCTCCTGTAACCCAGTACACTGCTGATGATTCCTTGTCATCTTTGGAAACAGTCTTATTTTCAACAGAAATAACACCTTCATGGTCTGCATATGCTCCTCTGTAGACTACAGTCTGGAACTTAGCTCCAACTTCATCACGCATTCTTTTCGTGAACTGTATGTAAAGCTTTTTAATTGTTTCATCAGTTGCAAGGCATCCCAGTGTGTTGAAATAATAAGTTTCAATTTTATCCAGGAACTTCTGATATTCCGTTCCTGTCACTGCACTCCCATTTGTTCCGTTTTCAAGCGGTTTTGCAACTGTCGGGGTTAATGTTGCCTCTGTTTTAAAGTCCACAAAATCATTATTTACTAAATCCTTTGCCGTTTTTACCGTCTGAACATCCACTTTTTTATTGTCAAGCAAAGTAGTCACATCAAACATTGTAGGAGCGTCAACATTAGCCGCTACCGTTATTTTAATGCTGTTCCCTCTTTCACCTGCATATTTTGCAGTGGCCAGGTCATTACTTGCCTTTGCCCCTTCATTCAGCTTATAGCAGTAGACTGTCTTCGCATTAGAAAATAAGTCCCTCAAACCTTTCATTTTTTCATGGTCATAACTATATCCAAATATTTTCAGGCTGTTTTTCTGAAAATCTGAGTTTTCAACGGTAAACACTTCCCCGTCAACTCCCCAGTCAAGTTCCATTGCCATTGCCGCATAACCTCTGTCAGCAAGTGATACGATAGCTCTTGCTAGACTGACAAAGTTTATATAAGTACCCGGAAGAACTTTATTCTGAAATAACCATGTACCTCCTCCGTATGCCATCTATTCCACCTCTCTCTTTAAAAATTCTTTTATTAAGTTATCCACTTCGTCAAAAGTGTACTCCTTATTATCTTCAAGCATTACTCCGAGAATATCCTTCTGCATTTCGTATTTTTTAGAACCGTACAGCTGTTCCTTTGTAAAGCTTGTATTTGTTTCGTTTTTCTTAGCCATTCTTTTTAATGCCTCCTTCTATCGAAAGATTTTCCATCTTAACATTTTCCTTTTTCTCACGAATAAAATAACTGAACTGAATAAAGCTATGCATATTCCCGTCCTGTATTTCCGTCTTTCTTTCCATACCTCTCAAGATGTCTCCATTTTCCAGTGTTATAAGATTAGTGATACTGTTAAGTTTTTCAATCACATCATATATTTCCCTTGAATTCTTTTTATTTTCATCAGCTATATAATCAATCCCGAACACTGTCACAGCCTTGTATCTTAAATCAACAATCTGAGTTTTATCAGTACTTATGACATGTACGAAAAAACAGGGCTCTTCGAAATTTTGAGGAACCTGGTTGATGTAAATCTTTATCCCGAATGTTTCCTTCAGTTTTCCAGTCAGTGCATTCAATATGTCGTTTATCATCCTCCAAGCACCTCCTTTATCCACGCTTCAAGTTTCTTTTCAATTATTTTTGGAAGTTCCTTTTCCAGTTCCAGTTCTGCTTTTGTAAGAAAAAACTGCCCTGTAACCCATGATTTTTTTAACGATTTTCCGATTGCCGGAACATACCTTCCTGGAGTCTGTCTGTGCCCAAACTCGACATAAGACGCATATTCAACACTGTTCGTTATTGTCACAGTGTATCCCCCGCCTGTATTGACCGCTTTCGCTCCTATACTTGCATCCCAGCCACGTCTCAATGTTCCTTTGCCGACAGGCGTTCTCTTGATTGCTTTGGCAAGTAACCTTGCACCCAGTTCGTTTGTTATGTTCTCAAGTAGCAGAGCTGTATTTGCCTGACTTAATGTTTCAGCAGCTTTTCTTATTTCCGAAAAATCCACTTTAACTTTACTTGCCCCCATTTAAGCACTTCCTTTATATGCTTCTAGCACTATTTCCTGATGGTTCGTGTAAACCGCCGATATTCCCGAGTGCTTGTATTTCCTTGTTATTCCGTTCTGAGTGACTTCAATCACACTGCTCGGAGGAACATAAACATCAGGAGCAATGAACAGTTTCACGACCTGAGAACTCACAGCAAAAGATTCCGTCTGATTGGTCTGACTGATATTCTTAAAACTTAACCGACACGGTAAATTCTCAAACAAAGTCACTTCTGTATGGGTTGTTGCCCCATATTTGTCTTCAACATCTTTAAACCCAAATATATTGCAAACTCCAGTCCATAGTGACTGTATAGCCTTTTTAGCCTTTTCTAGTTCCTTTACCATACTATCCTCCTATATCTCAAGAGTTCATCTTCCCCTCTTGTCATCAGATATGTCGTAAAAACCTCAAATTTGTCTCCCTCGCTCTTCGTGTCTTCAAAGACTACCTTAGTATCACCCTCGCTTATTTCTTTCGCCACACGGTCAAAATCTAGACCTTTCAGCTCAAGCTGGTTAAGCGATTTCTTAAAATGCAAAAACTCACCTGTACTCCTGTCTATCCAGATGTGTTTTAAGCCTTCAGGAACTTTATTCTGATTAGTCTTGTTTTTAATATAAGACCTAACCTTTTCGATACTCTGTTCCAACAAAAATAAGTCGGTATCTACGACTTCATAGCCTACCGACTTTAATGTTTTTACCACGTCTTCTTTGATATTTTCTACATAGTCCATAAGATTTTCCTCCTTGTAACTATCCTCTTGAAATTATTCTTGCGATTGGGATTGCCTTATGGTCAATGTATTTTTTTGTACCTGTTGCATTGTCATTTACCAGCTCCCAGTTTGTACCCATTTCAAGTTCTGCATCAGTCGGTGACAGAGTGGCCATACTTGATTTAGTGAAAGAAATTCCATAAGGTGCATAACACACTCTTTCTCTCGAATACAATGTGTCCTGTCCGCCATTGACTTTTGGGTCTCTGTGCATTTCATGAGGTACTTTTGCTCCTGCATCAGTAAATTCAAATGCTCCTGCCCCTAACACATAAGTAGTATATTTAGTGTACGCTGGATTAGTTCCCGATTTAGCAACTTCTTCAGTTGGCATAGAGTCGTCTATCAATACAGTTCTTCCATTCAGTGTTGCAAGTGTCAGATCTCTCTGTATTCCGTTTGCGTCGGTATATTTCAGGTATTCAAGCAGCTGAAGGTTTTCAAGATTTGTTGCAACCTGTGAATGCATTATCGCAATTGAGAATTTCGCCTTATTCTGACCTACAGCCTTCTGTAATGCGTTATTTAGAGTTGTAGGGCTGAACACCTGCTTAGCCGCATCTGTTTCTTTTGACACGTCATAAGTGTGTTCGTTTACAAACTTTTCATTATCTGTACCTGTCATTGAGAATACCCCTTTAAGTATAGATAATAATATTCCCTGATTCAGGTCATCCCAGTAGTCTGATACCTGTTTACCTACCTGATCCATAAAATTTACTCCACCTGTAATGTCATGCGAGAAATCTCTTTCAATCCATCCGTTAGCCCTTCCTATTACCACTCTTGAATGTGAGAACGTATCCATTGCTGTAGCGTTTATATCTGTCTTTCCATCATAGTTTACGGCAGTTCCGCCTATTCTTCCAAACAGAGGTACTGTTATGTAGTTCCCTCCTGTCTGTTCTTCCATCATTGCTTTATACTGAGGGGCGTTATTAATAGCTCCCGATTTCAGTAGTTCATTCCTTTTAAGTTTTGGAATTGTTTCATAATACTTCCCGAATAATTCAGGATTAAACTGTTTTGAATCAAAAATTGCTGCTGGCATAAATTATTCCTCCTTTAATTTTTTTATTATTGTCCCAGTCTTGCCATCATCTGGGAATATGTTTCAGGTGCGCCTGATCCAGGATTTGTTTCTCCTGTTGATGCCCCTGGCTCTAAACCGCTGAAACTTGGTTTGGCAGATTCCTTAATCTCTTCAAATAAGAACTTTGAATCTTCAGCCTCTTTCAACACTTTTAGCTGTTCATCCAGTCCAGATAAATTATCATTTTCAAACTTTATCTTTTCCATGTCCAGTAAAGCCCTTACAGCTTTTGAATTTTTAGCTTTAGCATTTCCAAGAGCGTTATCAATAGCATTTTCTAATTTTATTTTAGATATATTTGCTTCATATTGCTCCTTCGATGCCTTGTTTTCATCCTGAAGCTGCTTAATAGTGTTTTTAAGAGTTTCAACATCTCCTGTACTGTTCTTAAGTGTTTCAAGCTGCTTATCTCTTTCAGATATCTGCTTTTTCAGTTCGTTCTTGTCATCAATAAGCTCTTTAAATCTTGAGTAAGGTACAAACTCTTTCAGCTGCTCTGAATTTGCATTCAGTACTTTTTCTGTCTGTTCCTCAGTCAGTCCTAATGCAATCAAATCTTCCTTTTTCATGTTTCCCTCCATTTTTACGTCTGTCGACGAATTATTTTTGATTTGTTCTTTTACGCCTTCAAATCCAAAAAAGGCGAAATAAAAAAAGAGCAGTCGTTAAACCGCTCTTAAA